AAATGAATTCTGAAATGAAGTTGTTCGAAGTTGAAGCCCGAGGTGAGTCTCTCGCCGAAGGTGGCCAGAAAGTGGAAGATGTTAAGGACTTCCAAAACAATGAAGAAGAATGGTGGGTTGATGATTTGTGGATTGGTGACGATCCCCAAAGATTCAATTGGTCGATGGATAAGGAGAATGAAGATGATCAGGAGAATGATGTAGATCAGGAGAATGATGTTGTTCAGGAGAATGAAGTCGATAAGGAGAATGATGATGTTTTGGAGAATGAAGCAGTTCAGGAGAATGATGTTGATCAGGAGAATGAAGTTTGTCAGGAGAATGATGTTGTCCAGGAGAATGAAGTTGAACTTGGTTGGTATGATGAAGGAATGGAGTTTTCTACTGAAGAACCTCAATGGGATGATTGGAAAAGAGGATTAAAACCCTATGAACCAAGCATGAATGATTACTGTGATTTGCAACCCAGGTTTTCGGGAGTTGATTGTATGACCGAAGTGGATAGGAGATCATGGGAATTAGATGGATTTGAGGCAGGATTGAATAACTTTGAAGGAATCCCAATTGACGATGTGGAGAAAATAACTGAGAACGATTGGGCTGATGTTGGAGTTAACATTAGAAGAGAATATGATTGTTATCATTTTAATAGGAGTGAAAAGAAATTATGTACTCGTCAAGAGTGCTTAGTTAATCGATCTTCTTATTTTGATGATTTTTCTTTTTTGAATCATAGAAGCGTCTTGATTTCTGAACGTATTGCAAAAGAATCAAAAGCCATAGCGGATGAAGCTAAAATGACTAAGAGGATGTGGCAGGGCTTAGCGAACTCTAAGATTAGTTTTAGAGATTGCTACGTTTCCCATCCCCTTGTTCAGATAGCTTTGACTGTTGATGATAATTCTTATATCTTTGAAAGACCTGAAATAATGGAAACATTTTTTGAAAGTGTTTACATTATCAGAAGGAAATTTAAAGTATTTAGGAATTTCGGCTTAAAAGGACGTTTTCATTCTCAGGGTCCTATGGATTTGTTTGATGTCGGATCTGTGATTTCTAAGATTACGGATTGGGCGAAGGACATTGGTTCGTCGGTTGTTGATTTTGGTAAATGGGTTATCGGGAAGGTTATGGATCTTTTTCGACCAATGTTGGAATGGGTTAGTTCTAAAATAACTAATCTGTTAAAAATGTTGATTGATAAGCTGCTCATCTTTATAGCTACGATGATTGATCCTAATGGTATCATGTCGACAGTTATGAGTGGAAATGATGTTGCTCGAAAGGCAGGGGTCATTGCTTTGTACTTGTGTTTCTTTTTCGCATTGTTGCAAATCTTGGGAATCTTTGTGATTGTTGGGATAGCAGTAATGATTGTGAACTTTGTTAAGTATCTGGCTTCTTTATTTGGTAAAGAGGATTTGATACAAGATATTGAACATAATGAATTTGAATCGCAGGGGCCGAGTAATGGTTCTGTTTTGATGAGTGTATGTCTGCTTTTCACTCTTGGATTAGGAATGTCAACTTCTGATTCAAAATTGTTGAGTGATCGTTGTAGGAATTTGCACTCTTTAGTTGTTGGAGCTAGCGCTATAGCTACTATTGGAGCAGCAGTTTTCTTTTTATTACCTACGACATGGAAGGATGCCATCACAATTTCCTTTGGAAGTGAGTCTGATAGAGAGTTACTTGTTATGGAAGATTGGTTGAATAGGTCAACAGCAGTTTTTAAACTTAGTAGGATTCCTTCGGTTTTAACTAGTAAGGATTACTATGAAATGGTTCAGAAATTGCTTGAGGAATCTCAATCATTGATGAGGAAGGTGAAAGATCCAACTCATGGATCAGTTTTTGTTCGAAATTTGACATCATTGACACACATAGCAGCCACGTTAACACAATATAGAGAGGGAGGAGCTTCAAGAGATTTGCCCTATTCTATTCATTTACAAGCTGCACCTGGTGTTGGGAAGACTTTGATAAGTGGAAAGTTGGTTAAGGATTTGATTGAATGTGAAGATTCTGATATCTACCCGAGACCCATCGCTGATGAGTTTTGGTCTGGATATTTGGGTCAGAAGGTTGTAATCCTTGATGAATTTCTCATTGGATCGAAGGAACAAAAGGAGAGTAGAGCGCTTGAGTATCTTGATCTCATTAGCACTAAGAGGTTTATGCCTCCCATGGCTAGTGTGGATCAAGTTAGTGTTGGTATTAAGGGAACAACAGCATCCCCTGATCTGGTTGTCAGTATTAATAATGATTTATACAATACTGTTACTAACATTAATCAAGAAGCTTTACAAAGACGAAGGAAACAAGTCATCAGTTTGGAAGTGATTGAGGAGTTTTTCGATAAGGAGACAAAAGAAGTGTTGATGGAAAAACTTACTGATGAAGATCTCATGGATGTTAAGTGGATTAAAGCCTCTTTACATCCTGTGACCTCTATTGGTAAGAAACAGCCTGTTACAGGGTTGTCTTATAGGGAGTTGTTAGACATTCTCAAGAATGACTACAATTCTCATAAGGCACTCTGTTCTAGGTTGAATACGAAGTTACATGGAAATTTGTTACCAGGAAAATCCCCGAAAGAAATGATCGATGAAGCTGTTAAAAGTCTCAAAGGCATACCCAGTGGAACTAAAAGTTTGAAAGAATTGTTCACTGAAATGTTAATGAATATATCTGGTTTGAAGGACAAGGTTACTGATTTCTTTAGTCAAGGACAGGATGAACCCTCTACATCTCAAGTAATGGAAGATGGAGATGATAGTGATTCATCCGAGTATGAGACTGCACCACCAATAAGGAATCAAAGGACCAGGAGTGGTTATCATTATGTTAAACATTATTCTGGTAATCTAAATCATAAGAAGATTGCCAAACAGAAAGATAGTGTTGCTTTTGTTGATCATTCAAATGTCGATTGCAGATATTTACATAGACATGAATGTGGGAGTTGTTCAAAACAATATGTCCATAAGCATGAGGCCGAAGGATTAGGACATGTATTGATGTGTAGGAGTTGTGTGGCTGTGGGAAAGAGAGCTTTTACAAAGGCTAACTCTTCTGCAGAGTTCATAACCATCACCAATATGTATAATAGGACATCGGTTAATTGCCATCACAAGGATAGTGAGATGAGAAGTTCTTTCCCTCCTATGGTGGATTATCGCTATAGAGAACTTGAAAGGGAAGAAAGAATCAAGATGAATAAGTTGTGGTTGAAATTGGCAACAACGAGACTAACGACTTATTGGAATGTTCCTATATGGGTGCCTGAAGATGACATGTTTGAAGAAATTGGAGAACATGTTAAGAAGAGTCTTGGAGATATTGTTAAGAAAACTTTAGCTTGGGGTTTGTTCTTTTTGGGAATTGTTGCTATTTCGAGTTGGTTGTCAGGAGATGAGGGTGAAGATTCAGTATCTTTTGAATCACATTCTGTAAAGCCAAGTAAAACCACTGGTAAGAATAAGAGTAGCAAAAATTTTTCAAGAAGTTTAGAATCTCATGCTGGAGTTGCTGAGGTGAGTTTTAAGATTGACGGTAGAATTGTGAATGCCATTCCTGTAAAAGGGAAGGATATATTGAGTTATCTGCATGGTTTTCAAAATGGGGAAACCCTTATTGAGAATGGTACAGTTATCACTTTTGTTTACAATTCTAAAAGTTATGAATTTAAATTCAACTCTGCTTTGTGTCGTTTTGATAATGAGAATGACTTGATTGTCGTCACATTGCCAAACGATATGAAAATTAACAGTTTTCCGAATTCACTTAACAGGTTTTGGACTGAGGAACAGTGGGAGAACTTCGAGAGTGGAATGATGAACGTGAAGACTCCACGAGCTGAATGTTATGGTCAGTGTAAAGTTATGAGAAATCGTAGCTATACGGTGAACAACAAGTTCGCGAGAACCTTGCGTCATGCTATTATTTATAATGCTAACATGATGCCGGGTGATTGTGGACTACCGATATTCAGTGCTTCTGGAGTTAGCACGGGGAAGATCATGGGTTTGCATGTAGCTGGATCCGCTGGTAACGGTAGTGGTCCAGTTGGTATGTGCATTCCAGTCACGAAGGAAGATCTCGAACACATTTTTAAAGAGGAGATCATTGAAATTCAAGGAGCTGATGAAACATTTACATCACATGGGGTTAAGAGTGATTATCGTTTAGATATATCACAACTTAAGGGACCCAATGTTGAGACCATCGAGGAGATTCCACAACAGGAGAGGATTATGTTGGTCAGAAAATCTAAATTGGTCAGGAGTGTGCTCTCTGCTCATTTACCGTTTGAAGCACAAAAAGTTCAACCAATTTTGAGCTGTCATGATCCTAGAGTTAAAGGACAGGATCCAGTTGAAAATATGTTGAATGATGCTTTTGAGGTAGATGGAGTAGAGGTTGATCCTAAAACGGTTGACAGAATATATGAAAGTATGACTGTCAACTTGAAGAGGAACATCAGATGGCCGATAGGGAAAAGAAGACTAACATTTGAAGAAGCCTGTATGGGAGTTCCAGGATTTCTTGCTTCAATCAAGACATCCACTTCACCAGGATGGCCCTTAGTCTATTCTAAGAGTAGAAAAGGGAAGAAAGATTCGATATGGTTTGACAATGAAGGAAAGTTTCATTACACCCCATTGTTTAGACATAAAGTCGAAGATTTCCTCAAGAAGATTGAAAAAGGAGAATTGGATGAGAGTAGATTCATGGCATATTTGAAAGATGAACTCATCACGAAGAGCAAGGAGAGTCAGGGACGTGTGCGTCTTATCTACGGAGGAGATTTGATTGCTAATACGGTCTTCAGAATGCTGTTTGGTTCTTTGATGGTTGCACTCAATGAATCTAGGGAGAGTATTCCTAGTGCAATTGGGTATAATCAGTACAGTTCTGATATGCAAGAGATGTATGATTACCTGAGGACAGTTGGCGACAAATTTGTTGCAGGTGATTATAAGAATTTCGACAAGAGGACGTTGAAGCAAGCTCAGATCCGAAGTTATAAGATGATCATGGATTTGGTTACGTGGGAGAAACAAGAAGTGAAGGATGCGTTTGTTCGTCATCAAATGGAATCTCCAGTTCAGATAATGAACATCAAGTTTAAGTTGAGACATATTCATTATTCGGGTTGTTTCTTTACTTCGGTAATAAATAATCTGAATGGTGAGTTTTACATACGTTATGTATGTGATAAGAAGGCTCCCAATTTGATATTTGATGATCATGTTAGATTGAAGGTTCTAGGTGATGATCATATTTACTGTTTTAGTGAGAGTATGAGCAAAGTGGTTAATCCTGTTGTCATTAGGGATACGCTTAAGGAGTTGAATCAGATCTATACCTCAGCGGACAAATTAAAGGAGATTGAACCCGAATTTTCTAAATTCGAGGATATCACTTTTTTGGGTGCGCATCCGACAATGTTGAATGGTAAATGGGTTGGAGCTTTAAAAAAAGATTCAATCCACGAAGTTTTTCATTGGACTAGAGATAGAGATCAGGAGTTGATTCCTAAATGTAGGACTATGTTGGAGTTGGCATCTATATGGGGTTCAATTTATTACAACAATTTAGTTGAGGTAGTAAATGGAGCTCTTAAGGAAACTAACCACCAACCTATTGACATGCCAGGTTGCTCAGAAATGGCTAGGACAGTGAGTATGAGAACAGCAGGGTCAGATAACACCTTTTCGACCCATTTTATTTCTCAAGGCTGTGATGATTTGGAGTTCTTCTCCCAAGGTGATGATAACGGAGTTGTATCTACTTTAGTAGATTTCAATGAAGCTGTTGACATCAAAGAGAATTTCACCACTTCCCCCCCCGGAGCTTCGTATTTGTCTGAAAAGGCAATTAACGAAACTAAACTCGATTTGACGTTTGGAACAAACTCTATGGTTTATAGGACAGAGTTTGATTGGAAGATAGATCAAAAACCAGGTACTATGTTGTTCAAGGTCACTTGTCCCTTTGGCCTTTTAGGTTATGGGGATCAGGACAATGTTCAGAATATGCCTTTTGACAGATTTGTTTATTGGGTAGGAGATGTAAAGTTAAGGTTGCAGGTGAATGGAACACCATTCCAGCAAGGAATGTTGGCTGCTTATTTCATGCCTTTAGCGAGTTATGAAACTGAGTTGACCAATATTTCGAGTTGTGCATCTGTAGGATATCTCCAGCCGAATACCAATACTGTCTGTGATCTGTTTATTCCTTTCAGGTTCTTTCGTTCGATGTTAAATACTTTTAATACAACAGAGGGTTTGGGTACATTATTTGTGACAGTAATGTCACCTTTAATAGGTCCTAATACTGACCAAGTGTCAGTTTCGTTATTTTCTTCTTTTCCAAGGAGTAAATTTACGATACCAAAACCTTTGAAAGTTACTGGTTATACATCGAAGTTCTATAACGTACATGGACCAGAGCAGGATGATTCCGTCACTTCAGTGATTAAGAGAAAGGTGATTCGTAAGACTTTTGCAGATTTATTGTTAGAGTCTGAGAATATTACAACTCTCACTGATGACGTTGAGTTTGAATCTCAAGGTTCATCACAATCAACGACAAATCAAACCATCAATGTTACGAATGTGGCAGGAGATGTGCCAATTCAAGACATAGGGGCGAATTCAAATTCCTCTCAAACTACACAGGTTGAGACCGATTTGTCTATCCCAATGCCCATGGACAACCCCCCGATTGCGTCAGGTGCAGTGCCCGTCCATCAAGTTTTTGCGGGTATGTCTAGATCCAACGGGCTGGTTCCAACTGTTGATATGCAGTTGAAACCGGCGGCGATGAATCGACAACATATTCGTGAATTTGGACATTCTGATTCAAAGGTGAGAGCCATTCTTGGAAGAGAATGCTTGCTAACTACTTTGAAATGGGATGCGAAGGATAAACCAGGAACAGAAAAGTTCAATATTCTACTTAACACTAGAATGGGAGTTGCAGAATCGGATGTAAACATACCGATGAATGTAGCATTATTGAACCAATTTGTTTTCTGGAGGGCTGACATAGTTTTTAAGTTTGTAGCAGTAAGAACCAAATTTCACTCAGGGCGTTTGCAGTTCGTGACGGCTTACGGTAGTCCAAACTTAAGTAAGGAGTCACGGAATGTGAACTATTCACAAATTATGGATTTTAACGATGATAAGAGTGTTTGTAAGATTGTTGTTAAGTACAATGCCCAGACTGAGTTTTTACGAACTTATTCAGGGGAGAATGCTTACAATATGGTCCAGGATCACGCTTTGGGTAATGTTGGATTATTTGTGCAGAATCAATTGAGGTGTCCGGAAACGGTAGCCCCAGTTGTTGATGTGCTCGTATTCATCAGTTTTCTTAAATCCAAAGTGGCAGTCCCTCGACCTTGGTCACCTTTCACTTTCAACGACATGGTCAAGATCATTCCCATGAACAAGCTTTTGACTTATATCAGTCCTGGACCTGTCCGCAGGAACAACACTGATGTAGCTAAGAGCTTTATCATTTCTGATGTTAAAATCGTTAATGCATCTTTGGGTACAGTTAAAGCCCAGATTGTCTTCAATGATTTGGGTGTTCCACTTTGTTCTTATAAAACAGCACAATCTACTTATTTTGTTCACGTTAAGGCAAATATCACTGATAATGTTATTTATAAGACAGGTACTATTACTTACATTTCAATCCCGTTAAGTAATATTCAGGCTGCGGTCTCTCTTCCGGTTGGAACCAGCTACTCAATTGATCAAAACCTTTATTGTTCGGTTAAGCAGCTCCCTTATTTTGAATCAATGAATTTTGCATCGCAAGGTGGAGATGAAATTGAGGATATGAAGGAGGTTGTTGAGCAGAATGTTACAGCGTCTACGGTCAAGGAAAGAGCTGCGAAACCCTGTCGATTGGAGATAGGTTCAAAATTTGAATATTGTGTCGAAGACATCACTGAGGTCATAAGAAGGGCGGTTCGTTTTGAGGCAGGTTATGACTTAGAACAGTCGCAACAGATTTCAAGAACTATGTTGACGATTGATGGTAAGAGTTATAAAGAAGGAATAACTTTACCAGTTGGATGCAATTCATTTTATGAATCTCTATTCGCGGGGTGGGCCGGGAGTCTCAGAATGAGGGTCTTCAACCCTAGTACTGAGTTGGTCACAGTGTATTACAACCCTTATGGTGCATACACAAATGGTATCACTCATCTGCCAGTTCCGTTTACGGAACCCCTCAAAGGAAGAAAATTTGAGAAGAATGGGTACCCTGACACTCAGGTTACTAGTAACTCGTTTGTTGCGGGTCCTCAGGCTTCTGAAATTATGTATTCCATTCCTGGGAATTCATGGATAGATATTTCGTTACCTTTTCAATCTAATTTTAATTATCATTTAACTCCAAACAGCGTTGTCGGACCTAGGTACGCTGGCGTTGTTAGTTTTATAAGGTCAAGCAAAGATAAGGATCTGATACCTGAATTATATATTGCTGCTGGAGATGATTTTAGGTTTGGCGTTTTTAGGCCACCCAAAAAAGTTTCATTTTCAATGCAAGGATACATTCATGGTGTTAATGGTTTTTATTAATGCTTTAGAATTAGATATTATTTTAATCAATTATATTAATCAACTTATTGTTGCGAGTTTTCACCCCTTTGTTCGATGAAGAACGAAAATGGAGGTATGTGTAGCGCGAAATGCACAGCC